CTCCATCCGTAATTCCCCAATCGCCTTCAAGAAGTTGCCGCCTTTGCATCTCAGGTAATGAAAGTAGGTTAGCTTCATATTGACCGCCTTCCATGAGGTAGGGATTGTCCGATAATCTGGCTGGAATAAAGCGCCTGTAGAATAATGGTTCTCCTGCTTTCTCATGTCCTTCGGGATATACTAGGTCATCCCCTGTATCGATATCCTGCGCTACAAACTTCTTATTGGGTGGGGCAGGGTCTATGAAGGTTCGTTTTACCCATCCCATTCCTATACCACCTGGATTGGTGGTAGCTCTCATGTAAACTGGCAGAGTAGGGTCTGTTGTACGAAGCCGTGATCTTAAATAATTCCAGCTAAAGGGAGTGGCATACTGAGTAAGTTCGTCTACCGCTATGTAACTAAATGACTGACCTTGGTATCTGAGTACGTCCTGATCTCTTTCAAGGTAGGTAAGCCAAAGTTTTGCTCCTGAAGGAAACGTCCACTGTGACTTCTTCTCAGCCCACTTAGCTCCTTTAAACGCTCTGGGGTATAGTTCCTGAGATTTCCAAATAAGCTCTCTAAGTTCGTCGTTAGTTCTACGAAGAATAAGCCCATTAAAATTAGCGTTGGAGAAGTAACGCATTGGGTCTGCTAGTAGGCCGTAGCTCTTACCGCCACCAGCGGCTCCACCATATAAAACTTCTCTTTCGGATGCTGCTAAGAACTCTGTCTGTGGACCCTCGTTAGGGGCGAATATGACTTCCTGTTCTTGCTTCTGTTTATCTATCACATCAAAATCAAGGCCGCAAGAGATCGTAGGCTCTTCAGGCGATAATTTATTAAGATCTCTCTTAGCCATAGTCAGTCTACGTTTAGCATCTGTCTGCTTACGTTTTGCTGCAGCTAGTTTCTTTTCTTCTAGGGTTTTAGGCTTGTTCTTGCGTCTTGTCTTAGCCATCTCTTTTAGACGCTTAGAGGGGTTCTCTGTACCTTTGCCTCTGAACCTATTCCAAATAAGATTCATACCCTGATGGGAGAGCTTATCTCCGGTCTTACTAACTAACCAAGCAGTGACCTTCCTAGAGCTATTTCCTTCCTCTAGGTAGTCCATAGCCTGTTCTACTAGGTCTACCTTCTCCTGATCAGGAACAAGCACCAGAGGATCGTCCTCAGAGGCTATGTAAGCATAAGGCATCTTGGCAGTCTTGTTAGGTCTTGTGCGGTTAGGCCACTTGCTCAATCTTCGCTCTTCGGTGGTAAGATAAACATAGCACCGCCTGTATTATTCACTTCTACTTGTTCTTTCTTAACCAGTCCAGTTCGATCCAGTATCTGTGCAGCCGCTGCAATAGAGTTTCTGGCTCCCATAGCCTCTGGGTTATCTAGAACGTCTGAAAGCCCCCAAGCGGCTTTAGGAGCGTTCATAGCAAGCATCATAGATGCCTTCTCGTTAATCTCTTTCTGTAACGGTCCTACCACAGCCGATAGGCTTGTCGTATCTGCGTAACCTGCTTCTTTCATCGCTAGTCTGATGTTGCCCTTGCACTCAGGCGTCATCAAGACTTCTAAAAAGAGTTGTTGCTTATCCGTTAATACTTTGGTGTCTTCCATAATTACCTCAAAAATACGAAGCACAAGCCGACGATGCCTGTTGCAATCATCCAGAATATGCGTTCAGCAAAAGCAATCTTCTGTCCTCTAACGAGGGCTTGCTTTTCCATTTCGTCTAGCCTGTCATCTGCTTTCTTTTGATATTCAACTATGTTGTCCATCCTCTTGAATGCAGTGACCATGCGTTCTTCCATTCGCACCATTTCAATCATACACTCGCTCAGTTTGTCCACTTTGGTTTCAATGCGGTCTAGCCTGTCTTCCATTTAAAGCCCCTAGATTGAATTAGTTGGTAATTTAAAACAGTAAGGTCTAGCCACTATTTGAAAATTATTTGCTGTATATTCTGCAAAATTAGTCATCTCTAGTTGGCAAGAAGCCATGTCTATGAACATTTCTTTTTCATAGGGAACCACTGTGCAAGTCGTTGCATCGTAGGGCATCATACATGCTAGAAGTGCGCCTAAGATCATTTCTTTTTCTTCTTCTTTTTAGGCCAACCACTAGTCATATCTTTGTAGGCTGCAGGGCTAATAGTGCTATTCTTCTTTGAGCGACTTGTTCCTGCTTTTTTTCTTTTTTGGATGTTTCCTACTAGAGAGTTTTTCTTCTTTGCTGCCATTTTGTTTTTCCATGAATTTTGTGACTATAGATTTTGTTTTAGTAATAATAATTACAAAGCCCCGATCATCGTAGAGAGTGTGCTTTGACCCACGACTAAGTAGCTGCATATTATCCTCTTACGGACTTCTTACCTCTGCAGCCCCAAGCCTTACGCCTGACTTTGACTTTTGCAGTCTGCTTCTGTCCGGAACTTCTAGCGCAGTAGGCATCTCCGCGCTTCGTTCCTTTGGCAGATGTTCTCTTGCGAGTGACACCGTCACCATCTTTGTAAGTAGTGCCGTTGGCATATTTCCGACTTGCAGGTATTTTCTTTTTCTTAGCCATTTCGATCCACCTCAAAGCATTCGACTGAACTAGCTGAGTTGGTGATTAAGACTTTGGATTTTAATAGTTCGGCTTTGCAGACTTCTTCTGATCCATAGGTAGCGATATGGTAATACTCAAACTCGCCGTGCATAAATTGTAACCAGACTAAGAACCACATTTAAGTAAAAAACCACCAATAAGCTGTGCCACAGATACCACCCCAGATAACTACTATTATGAATATCCAAGTAAGCATTTCTCGAAGCTCTTCGGCTTCTTTTTGTTTTATTCTCAGGGCTTCCTTGCGCTGTTTTCGCATTTGCCCTTGGTAAGCGACCCAATCGTCATACATCCC